GATACCATAGTTGCACGTAGAACTCGTGTTGCATCACTGAGTATAACCACAGCAGGTGCAGCAGGTTCTGTCGAACTAAAAAATGGAGTCGGTGGAACTGTACTACTAAAAATTGTTACTGCTGCTGATTCTAGTATGCACGACGTAGTAATTCCAGGCGACGGTATATTGTTTGATTCTGAAGTCTACTGCACACTAACCAACGTAACTTCAATAACTCTGTTCTATTCGTAGTCCAGTGTTAAGGAGAATATATAGTGGCAACGACAAAGAAGGCTAAAAAAGGTGTATCTCTAGCAGTAGGAAGGGGCGAAAAGCTCCCCGTCTCTAAAGGGGCGGGTCTTACTGCGAAGGGACGCGCTAAATATAACAGTAAAACTGGAGCTAATCTCAAGGCTCCTGCACCCAATCCCAAAACGAAAAAGGATGCGGCTCGCCGTAAATCTTTTTGCGCACGAATGTCTGGCATGCCAGGCCCCATGAAAGACTCTAAAGGTCGCCCTACTAGAAAAGCAGCATCACTAAAAAGGTGGAAATGCTGATGAGTACAGAGCGAGAATTAGGAGAACATTCAGTAGCTATTGAACATATGCAAAAAGACATGGACGAAATGAAAGACGATATTCGCCACCTAAAAATTGCTGTAGATAATATTGAACATATGTTATCTGAGATTAAAGGCGGTAAAAAAGCAGCTATGTGGTTATGTGGCTTTATGGGTAGCGTAGCTACGATGTTAGCTTATTGGTGGGCAGGTAAATAATATGCCAGCTAAAAGTGCAAAACAAAAACGATTTATGCAGGCGGTGGCTAATAACCCTAAGTTTGCTAAAAAGGTAAACATTCCACAGTCTGTGGGTGAAGAATATTCTAAGGAGAGCAAGATGTATAATAAGAAAATGATGAACGGCGGCAAAGTCAAGAAAATGATGGATGGTGGCAAAGTCAAGAAAATGATGGGTGGTGGTATGGCTATGGCTGATAAAACCGGCACTCGCGCTATGGACCCAAGAATGGCTATGGCTATGGAAGCACAGCGTAGACAAGCTGCTATGGGTGGCATGAAGAAAGGCGGAAGCGTAAAAAATGAACTCGAAGAATTAGGTCGAGTAGACGCTGAAAAAGCTTATACTAAAAAAGGTAAACGCAATCTAAAAGATGAAAAGAAACGCGTTGTTTCTGAAGTTAAAACAGGTTATAAAAAAGGCGGTATGGTTTCTTCTGCTTCTAAACGTGCAGACGGTATTATTACTAAAGGTAGAACTCGCGGTCAAATGCGGTAGGAGAAAGATAATGGCCACTAAAAAAGAAATAGAAGATAGAAAAGCGTTTTTAAATAATAAGTTTGAAACTAGCGGTAAGGGTTTTACAAGAAATGGCGACCCAAGAAAAGTTACACCGGGTCGTAGATTTAGAAGCAGAGACGAAATAGCAAGCGGCGAAGACGTATCAAGGAAGAGTCGTAGTTTACCAGATGCTCTAAAGTCTATACGCGCTAAAGAAGAAGAAAAAATAAGAAAAAGAAAAGTAGCGCAAGAAAAAGCAAAAGCTGATAAACAAAAAAAGATAGACCTAGCAAAACGAATGGACAAACTTAGAGCAGATGCTAGTAAAAATGCTGATACGCGCACAGGGAAACCCGGTTCTTTAAGCCCCAACACATATCTAAAAAGAAAAAATGAACAAATGGGCCTAGAAACTACTGGTAAAATAGAAAATAATAAGCCCTATACTCAAGCGCAAAAAGACGCTCGTCCTTATGTAGCTAGATCTTTACCAAAAACCAGAAGTGAAGAACTAAACGAAAAGTTTGGTCGTGAAGGACCAAAAACAGCGAAGCCTGTTTCTACTGGAACTAGGAAAAGACCTAGTATGAATGATGCTGTTCCCGGTACACGTATGTCTAATCGCAAAAAAGCAATGATAGACGAACAAAAAAGATTAGAAGATAGAAAGCTAACGGGTGCAGATGGTAGCAACTACAAAAGTGGCGGTTCTGTTAAAAAATGTAAGCGTGATGGTATAGCTATACGCGGTAGAACCCGCGCGTGAGAGCTTCTCGTGGTATGGGGGCAATATTGCCGAGTAAGTGTTGTA